TTCTTCTTCTGGAGTTTTTTCTTCTTCTTCTTCTGAAGTTTCATTTTCCACCAGTTTCTTTGTCACCGTCTGCAAGTATATAGGGTGTTGGATAAACTCGGAGTGTGCGCGCACGATACTGCGTAGTTTCTCTTCTTCAAAGTATTCGTGACAAGTATCCTTCACAAACAAAACAACTTTTACACCACCACCACCACATTCTTCTTCTTCTGTGATGGTGAACGACCCACTGGCTTGAGATTCCCAACAGTGGTTTCCGGAAAACACTTGGACTTTGTCCGCGACCAAGTACGCGGAGTAAAACCCCACACCAAACTGACCGATGAGATCTTCAGCAGCAGCAGCACCGTCACCAGCAGTGGTACTTCTATTAGCACTAAACTGTTTGGTACCAGAGTTGGCAATCGTACCCAAGTATTGAATCATCTCGTCGCGTGTGAGACCAATACCGTTGTCTTCGACCGTGAGTGTTTTAGCTTCTTTGTTCGCAGACACGCGAATATGGTACTCTTTAGTATCGGCGTTTTTGTTTTCAGTCAACTCTTTGTGACGCGCTTTGTCGATAGCATCGGACGAGTTGCTAATAAGTTCACGTAAGAAAATGTCTTTGTTGGAATAAAACGCATTGACAATGAGGGACATCAGCTGGTTAATCTCGGCTTGGAAAGCGAACGTTTCGGAAGTAGTAGTTGTAGTAGACATTATTCATATTGAAACAACTCTAATCTTTAAATTGTTTTAGTTAAAAAAAATGAATCTTTTTAAAATTGACTTTGTAAATATGGTCTAGCTTGCAAAGGCAGGCGTTGGCGTACTTGGAAATCTCGTCGAATTCGGCCAAGTAGCTCTTGCGGATCTTTTCTGTGTTTTCGTTCTCACGCAAGAGTCGGTGGAACACGTCGGAGCACAGAGTCACCACGAGACCGTACACATGGTTGGTGTGTTGTTGGACGATCCGCTGGTTGTGTCTGCGAAGAAGGGTCTTTTCGAACTTGGCGTCTGTGATTTTGTGCTGAAGCCACTTTAAACGGACATCGAGGTTGGTTCGGAAATCGATGTCGATGTCGATGATTTCCACGGCTCTGTAATGAACGCACTGCTGATGGTTCCAAGTAACCACTCGGATAAAATTGTTTGTGGGGACTGTGCCTTGGTTAAACACGACACCCAAGTGCCGAATGATGTGCTGAGCGTCGGGGAGCCCTTCGCAGTTGTTGCGCCCCGCTTCTTGTTGAAGATTTTGTTGACGTGCCCACTCGTAAAAGTGCGGGTTGTGGATGGTTTGTCCGACAATTTCTTTTCCGGACTTCCAAGAAAAGGGCGTGTTGCAGTTCGTGCACCACATCTGGTCACACCCTTCGATTTTGTGGATCCGCGAAGCGCATTTGGGACACGGTTTGGTCGTTGCGAGGATCAGTTCCGCGGACTGTACGTGTTCCTCGTCACACGTGTGAACGACGTGGTCTTCTTCTTCTCCTTCTTCCGTTTGGAGGCACCTGTGACACACTTTCACGCCACAAACACCGCACTGATGGTTCCGGCGCGTGACAAAGCCTCGACACTCGTTCGCGGGACACGGACACATGACGTGGGACTCTTTTTCAATTTCCCTGGTTTCTCCAAATTCCCCGGTTCCGAATTCCTTGACGTACAAAGGTTCGGGGATGATGTCCTTGAACATGATGGACAGGTACATCCCGTTGCGCCATCGGGAAATGCGGACTCGAATGTCTGACGCGTGGTTTTCGGCGAGGCGTATTTCCTCTTTGATATCGTTTTTGAACTTTCTATCGTTGGGTTTGTTATTCCCGGCGGTGATTCCGTGGGTGGCGAGGCGGACTACCAGATTGTTCGTTTTGTGAATTGCGTTCAAGTACTCCTCCACCTTGACCGTTTCCACTGCGCGACCGTACTCGACGTACATCTGTGTCTCCGGCATGAACGAGACCTCTTCATCACGGAGGCGCTTCTGGGTACTCTGTGACAAACGCTTGACGATGGTGTGCGAGACGTTTTCGCGGACGTGTTGATCTTCCCAAGGTTGTTTGCAGCTCATACACGAAATTTCAAACATACCGGACTGGTTGGTTTGGTGGGTTTCGAAACAGGTCGCGCACACTTGAAAGTCACACTTGAAAGGACAAGGGACGCGCTTACGTGAAGTATTGTTGAAAGGTTCCACACACACCGCGCAGTTTGAATAGTCCATTTGATTCTTTTTGTACATCTGCGCGTTGTTGTTGTTGTGGTTGTTACTATGTAGTATCGAAGTTCTTAAAGTGTAAATTTTTCAAAGAATCACGGCGGTGTGGGGGGGGTGGGGTTCCGAGAGAAAGAAAGAGAATTTACAAATTTCATGTCCCCTTTCAAATAATAAAATAGATGTTTTTAAAATCGACTTTGTACATCTGCTCGATGTTGTAAAGGCAGGTGTTGGCGTACTTGAAAATTTCCTCAATTTCCTTCATGTAGCTTTCGCGGATCTGTTTTGTGTTTTCGTTCACACGCAAGAGTCGGTGGAACACGTCCGAGCACAAGGTCACCACGAGACCGTACACCTTATTGGTGTGTTGCTTGACGACCCGCTGGTTGTGTCTGCGAAGAAGAGTCTGTTCGAACTTGGCGTCCGTGATCTCGTTTTGGAGCCACTGGACGCGGATATCGAGGTTGGTTCGGAACTGGACGTCGAGGTCGCGGGTTATTTCCACGTCTCTCAAATGGACGCACTTTCGGTAGGTGTCGGAAATCACACGGACAAACGTGCGCGTGGGGGCCTGCGTGTGACGAAACACGACGTCCAAGTACAGAATGACGTTCTGGGCGTCGGGGAGCCCTTCGCAGTTGTTGAACCCTAAACCTTCTTCTTCTTCTTCGGCTTGCGGACGGGGATGCTGACGCATCCACTCGTAAAAGTGCGGGTTGTGGACGGTTTGTCCGACAATCTCTTTTCCAGACGTCCAAGAAAAGGGGGTGTTGCAGTTCGTGCACCACATCTGGTCACACCCTTCGATTTTGTGGATCCGCGAAGCGCATTTGGGACACGGTTTGGTCGTTGCGAGAATTAGCTCCGCGGACTTCACGTGTTCCTCGTCACACGTGTGAACGCGGTCTTCTTGGTCTTCTCCTTCTTCCGTTTGAAGGCACCTGTGACACACTTTCACGCCACAAACACCGCACTGGTGGTTCCGGTGTGTGACAAAGCCTCGACACTCGTTCGCTGGACACGGGCACATGACACTGGACTCCCTTTCTTCCCCGAGACCCAAAGCTGCAGGTTGCGTTCCAAACTCCTTGACGTACAAAGGTTCGGGGATGATGTCCTTGAACAGGCGCGACAGGTGCATCCCGTTGCGCCATCGAGAAATCTGAACCCGGATGTCCGACGCGTGGTTTTCGACGAGGCGTAGTTCTTCTTTGATGTCGTTCTTGAACTTTTTATCGTCGATTGATTTGTTCCTGACGACGATAATCCCGTGGGTGGCGAGGCTGAGTTCGACGTCGTGCTTTTTACGAATGGCGTTCAAGTATTCGTCCACTTTGATTGTTTCCACTGCGCGACCGTACTCGACGTACATCTGTGTCTCCGGCATGAAGGCGGTTTCTTCGTCTCGGAGACGTTTCTGGGTGCTCTGTGACAAACGCTTGACGAGGGTGTGTGAGACGTTTGCGCGGACGTGTTGGTCTTCCCACGGTTGTTTGCAGCTCATACAGGAAATTTGGAACATACCGGACTGGTTTGTTTGGTGGGTTTCGAAACAGGTCGCGCACACTTGAAAGTCGCACTTGAAAGGACAAGGGACTTGCTTGCGTGAAGTCTTGTTGAAAGGTTCCACGCACACCGCGCAGTTTGAGTATTCCATTTCCGAGTTTGTTTGTTGTTGGTTGTTTGTTGGGGTACTATGTAGTATCGACATTCTTTAAGTAGTTAAATTTAAGAAGTCAAGAAAGAAGGAGAATTTACAATTTTTTACTGCTAAAAGTAGATGTTTCTAAGATTGACTTTGTAAATCCGCTCGAGCTTGTCAAGGCGGGTGTTGGCGTACTTCGAAATCTCATTGAACTCGGCCAAGTAGCTCGTGCGGATCTGTTCTGTGTTTTCGTTCTCGCGCAAGAGTCGGTGGAACACGTCGGAGCACAGAGTCACCACGAGACCGTACACCTGATTGGTATGTTGATGGACGATCCGCTGGTTGTGTCTGCGAAGAAGGGTCTTTTCGAACTTGGTGTCTGTGATTTCGTTTTGCAGCCACTGGACGCGGACGTCGAGGTTGGTGCGGAACTGCGTAGTGTCAGTGTCGCGGGTTATTTCCACTTCTCCCAAATGAACACACTTTCGGTGGGTGCTGGAAACCATCCGGACGAAATTGTTTGTCGGGGCCGTGGCATCGGGAAACACAACGTCCAAGTGCTGAATGACGTGCTGCATGTCGGGGAGCCCTTCGCAGTCGGCGAGTTGTCGGGGCTGCTGCTGTTGCTGCGCGGTGTTCTGCTGGCGCGTCCACTCGTAAAAGTGCGGGTTGTGGATGGTTCGGCCGACGATTTCCTTTCCGGACTTCCAAGAAAAGGGCGTGTTGCAGTTCGTGCACCACATCTGGTCACACCCTTCGATTTTGTGGATCCGCGAAGCGCATTTGGGACACGGTTTGGTCGTTGCGAGGATCAGCTCCGCGGACTGTACGTGCTCCTCTTCACACATGTGAATGTCGTCGTCATCTTCCGTTTGGAGGCACCTGTGACACACTTTCACGCCACAAACACCGCACTGATGGTTCCGGCGCGTGACAAAGCCTCGACACTCGTTCGCGGGACACGGGCACATGACACTGGACTCCCTTTCTTCCCCGAGACCCAAAGCTGCAGGTTGCGTTCCAAACTCCTTGGCGTACAAAAGTTCGGGGATGATGTCCTTGAACAGGCGCGACAGGTGCATCCCGTTACGCCATCGAGAAATCTGGAATCGAATGTCCGACGCGTGGTTTTCGACGAGGCGCAGTTCTTCTTGGGTGTCGCTCTTGAACTTTTTATCGGCGGGTGTTTTGTTCCCGACGACGGTGATCCCGTGGGTGGCGAGGTTGAGTTCGACGTCGTTCTTTTTGCGGATTATGTTCAAGTACTCCTCCACCTTGACCGTTTCCACTGCGCGACCGTACTCGACGTACATCTGTGTCTCCGGCATGAAGGCGATCTCTTCATCACGGAGGCGTTTCTGGGTGCTCTGTGACAAACGCTTGACGAGAGTGTGTGAGACGTTTGCGCGGACGTGTTGGTCTTCCCAAGGTTGTTTGCAGCTCATACACGAAATTTCAAACATACCGGACTGGTTTGTTTGGTGGGTTTCGAAACAGGTCGCGCACACTTGAAAGTCGCAATTGAAAGGACAAGGGACTTGCTTGCGCGTATTCTTGTTGAAAGGTTCCACACACACCGCGCAGTTTGAATAGTCCATTTGATTTTCGATTGTGTGCGTGGTTGTGTGTGCGTGGATTGTGATGGTTACTCTTTAGTGTCGGCGTTATTTAAGTTCTTTAAGAGGCGCGAAGCGCGGAGAGCGCGGAGCGCGGAGAGCGCGGAGCGCGGGATATGGTGGTGGTGATGGGTACTCTTTATAGTGTCGACGTTAATTTAAGTCGTAGTAAAAATACAATAAGGCGCGGAGAGCGCGGAGCGCGGGGGTCCGCGTTTTTTTTCTCTTGTGTTGTTCGTGTTAGTTAGGTAATTAGTGGGGGGGGGGTCATTTTTAGAATGATAAATTCAAATGATAAAACGGATCTTTGTAATATTGACTTTGTAAATCCGCTCGATCTTGCAGAGACATGTGTTGGCGTAAGTAGCAATCTCTTCAAATTCGGTGATGTAGCTCGCGCGGATCTGTTCTGTGTTGTCGTTCTCACGCAAGAGTCGGTGGAACACGTCGGAGCACAGGGTCACCACGAGACCGTACACCTGGTTGGTGGATTGTTGAACGGTTCGCTTGTTGTGCCTGCGAAGAAGGGTTTTCTCAAATTGCTCGTCCGTGAGCTCGTTTTGAAGCCACTGTAAGCGGACGTCGAGGTTGGTCCGGAACTGGGTCTCGATGTCGCGGGTTTCGACTTCTCTCAGATGGACACACTTTTGATGGTTGCTGGAAACGAATCGGACGAATAGGTCGGACGAGACTGTAAAATCGTGAAACACAATGTCCAAGTGCTGACTGACGTGCTCAAACTCGGGGAGCCCTTCGCAGTTGTTGGGGCCTTCTCCTTCGGCTTGCTGACGATGCTCACGCTGTGCCGTGTTCCGCTGACGCGTCCACTCGTAAAAGTGCGGGTTGTGGATGGTTTGTCCGACGATTTCTTTTCCGGACTTCCAGGAAAAGGGTGTGTTGCAGTTCGTGCACCACATCTGGTCACACCCTTCGATTTTGTGGATTCGCGAAGCGCATTTGGGACACGGTTTGGTCGTGGCGAGAATCAGCTCTGCGGACTGTACGTGTTCCTCTTCACACATGTGAATGTCGTCGTCATCTTCCGTTTGGAGGCACCTGTGACACACTTTCACACCACACACACCACACTGGTGTTTCCGGCGCGTGACAAAACCGCGACACTCGCCCGCGGGACAAGGGCACATGACACTAGACTCTTTTTCTCCGAGACCGACCTGTTCTCCGGCTGCTTGCGTTCCAAACTCCTTGACGTACAAAGGTTCGGGCATGATGTCTTTGAACAGGGGGGACAGGTGTATCCCGTTGCGCCATCGAGCAATCTGGCCTCGAATGTCCGATGCGGCGTTTCCGGTGAGGCGTAGCTGCTCGTCGATCTTGAACTTTTTGATTTTGTTTGCGAACTTTGTGCTGTTTTTGTCCGGGTTGATTTGGTGGGTGGCGAGGTCGAGTGTGAGATCGTTCATCTTGCGAACCGTGTCCAAATATTCCTCCACTTTGACCGTTTCCACTCCACGACCGTACTCGATGTACATCTGCGTCTCCGGCATGAAGGCGATTTCTTCATCCCGGAGGCGTTTTTGGGTGCTCTGCGACAAACGCTTGACGAGGGCGTTTGAAACGTTCTCGCGGACGTGTTCCTGTTCCCAGGGTTGTTTGCAGTTCATACAGGCAAATTCAAACATACCGGACTGGTTTTTTTGGTGGGTTTCGAAACAGGTCGCACACACTTGAAAGTCGCATGACGGACAAGGGACCTGTTTACGCGAGCTCTTGTTGAAAGGCTCCACACATACAGAACAGTCCATCTTTTGTTTATTGAAGAGGGGGTTGGAGGGGTGTGGTGTTGCTTGTCTAGGTAGAGGTAGGTGTGGTGGGGTGTTTGTGTGTTGCTTGGTGGTGTTGTACTCTTTAGTGTGGACGTTCTTTAAGTGAGTAAAATTCAGAAAGAGGCGCAGAGGGGGGGGGGGGGGGGGGGGGGGGGTTGTTTTTTTTGTTTGGGTTGTTGGGTAGGGTGGGGGGGGGGGTCCTCTGTTTTTTTTTTTTTTTTTTTGGTTGT